GATTGCCTCAACAGCACCAAATTCTATTGCGTTACCAGCACCGTTTACTTTTAAAACCTGTCCTGCAGAACCTATAGATAAAGAGGCACCTAAACCACCATGTGTTAAAGGTACAAATTCACCTGATTGATATTCTGCTAATCCTGTTACATTTGATCCTGAAAACGTTGCACGAACTGGTACTTTAGAACTCATTTATTATAACTCCGAAATCTCAGGCATATGTCCTGGTCTTATTGTTGTTACTGCTGTGCCACTTGCATTTGTAAAAGGCAGATAATATGATTGACTTACAACGTGATCTAAAAAACCATTGATCTTTGTTAAATCTTTATTGTTCACTAATGATATTGTTGTAGCGGAAGCGTCTGTTTTAGTAAAAGGAACCGTTTTACCAACATTATGTTCGTATTCGTTTACCCAAGCACTACCGTTGTAGATAAGATATTGTGAAGCCTGCGAACTAGAAACCGTTACATCATTTAATGCTGTTAAGTTACTTGCACTTGCACCACCGATTTCTTTAATAGTACCACTATCATTGATATAGAATTTTTGTGCCGAAGTGTCAATTGCTACTTCACGTGCCTCTAAATCACTTGTTTGAGGTGTACTTGTACCTGTCTTTAACTTAATAATAGTCGCCATTATATCTCTCTATATAAAACGATTAGTAAGTTCCGCCGTCAATATCGCCGTATGTTACGTTACTACCGTTAGATTGTAAAATTTTACCACTTGCACCCAATGCCAATTTAGCAAGAGTGTTTGCCCCACTTGCATATAAAACGTCACCAGTAGTGTAAGATGATTGTCCTGTACCACCATATACTTCATCAATTACGGTACCTTGCCATGTACCAGTTGCAATTGTTCCTAAAGTAGTGATTGATGTTTGACCAGGATAAGTTGTTTTAATTTGTAATTCGTCACTTGATACTTCAATTGTTGAGTCATCTACAGCAACGTTTAATGTGTTACCAGATTTAGTTAAAGCAGAACCAGCACTTATCTGACCAGCACCAGAGAATTGTTCAACCGTTATGTTAGTTGTTCCTAATGTTGGAGTACCATTGTGAGTAAATACGTAACCATTGTCAGCATTTGCAGTACCAGCTTCTACGAATACGAAAGCACCACCAGTTATTTCAGAAGCTGCGTCAGCGTCTGGTGTTCTTGTTAATACGTATGCAGCCGAACCAGAACCAACCGTTGTTACTTTATATAAACCATTTTGAGTTGCAGTTGTCTGATCTTTTAATAAGATTCTATCATCTACTGAAGGTGTTGCACCGTCTATAGATAATGCACCATTTGATCCTGCAGTAATTGTACCAGCACCGTTATTGTATGTACCAGCAATGTTTGCTGTTGAAGCATACTTAGCAGAAGCCTTAACATCTAAACCATTTGCAACACTATCAACGTATGCTTTTGTAGCAGCGTCTTGTGCTGAAGATGGATCAGTTACGTTTACTATTCTACTTGAATTAACATCAACCGTACCAGAACCTTTAGCGTCAAGTATTAGGTTAACGTTTGTATCGTCACCTTGAGAACCTATTTTAACACCATCACCTGTAGCAGAGTTTGTAATTTCTACAAAGTTTACAGCGTTTGCAGTCTGTTGAAATTTAATCTGTTCGTTACCAGCTGCGTCAGTAATTGCACCATCGTCAGCAAATTTAGGTGTTGTTAATGTAGGACTTGTTAATGTTTTATTTGTTAAAGTTTGTGATCCTGCAAGTGTAACAACCGTATTATCAATCGCAACGGTTAATGTGTTACTAGAACCAGATGTATCAATACCAGTTCCTCCAGCGATTGTAAGTGTTTCAGAATCTAAATCTATGTTTAATGCACCACCAGAGTCGCCTTGGAAGTCTAAATCTTGTGCCGTTACTTGTGAGTCAACATATGCTTTAATTGATTGTTGAGTTGCAAGTGCTGTGGCACTATTACTTGACATATTGTCTTCATCAGCAATAGCAGTAATACCATCAAGTAAATTTAATTCAGTTGCTGTTGCAGTTAAGGCAACGTCTTCATTAATTTTAGGTGATGTTAATGTTTTGTTTGTAAGTGTTTGTGTACCAGCTAATGTAGCAACCGTACTATCAATAGCAAAAGTTAATTCGTTATCAGCAACGGTTGTGTCAATACCAGTACCACCAGTAAAGGTTAAAGTCTGACCTGTAGTAAATGTATCGTTTGAACCACTATCAGCAGCAAGTGTAAAGTTACTTGAAGCTGGGGCAGCAAATGATAGGTTACCAGAACCGTCTGTAGTTAATAAGTGGCCACTTGAACCGTCTGCACTAGGTAAAGTAAATGTAACTGAACTTCCTACACTATTGGGAGCTTTAAGTGCTATGAAGTGTGCACCGTTATTGGTACCTTCGTTTAATTTAATAGTACCACCAGTTGTGGCATTATTACCTATTAATAATTCGTCTATTCTCTTACTAGAATCTACAATTACAGCAGATGAAGCTGTTAATGTACCATGTGCGTGATCTAATAATAATTTGTAATATTGACCACCAATTTCTATTGCGGCGTTTGATGTTGATGTATGATCTCCAATGAATAATCGTAAACCATTACCACCAGCGCCTGTACTGGCTGCTGATGTATCGTAAACGTAAGCAAGTTCCCCTTGCTCTAAACCTGAAGGTGCCGAAGAACCTGTGGTTCGTTTAATCTTTATAATTGTTGCCATTTAATTCTCCCTATTAAAATGTGCCACCGTTTAATATTAAATTACCACTTTCAGTTTTTATTTCAGTTCTCGTTACAAATTTTTTACTAGTATCATCATATTGAATCATTGCACCATCGTCTAGCGTTGACGCATTAACATCGCTTAATCCAACGAACTTGTTTACGTCACTACGGATTTGAGCGACAGATGGTGAAGTTACAGAAACGTTTTTCGGTCCTGTAGTATTATTATTAATTGTAGCAGTTGTATTAGTACCTGTACTATACGTTGCAGTAATATTTGACATTCTTACCTTATTAAAATCTTGTTGTTATAACAATATTTATAATAATTAAGGCTTTCCTATCAAGTACAATTATGTATTTTCAACTACTTTTTGTCTGCTTCAGCGCCTGTTGAAGAAGAATTAGGTTCATCTTTTTTTATTTCTATACCTAATTCTTTTGCGATAGCGTTATCATAGTGAGCTTGTAGAATTGCAATCTTTTCTAACTCTAAAGATAGTTTAATTTTAGTTGCTTGCAAGTCTTGTCTTACTATAATAGAATTGTAAGTTTTAGTTGACAATTCACTTTTCTTATAGTCTTTACCGTCTATAGTAAAAGTTGGTTCTGTCGCAGGTGCTGTTGTTGAGTTGATATTTTCACTACTCATGTTATATTTCTCCTTAGTTATTATACGTTAGGTCTAACCGTTATTAGACCTTCAATTATTCTTGTTACTATCCCACCACTATCCGTTATGTCTAAATCATAAACGTATCTTGCTGGGGCTTCTAAAGCAGCCGTTTGTGTTGCAGTTAGTGACATTGTAACTTGTCCAGATGTCCTGTCACTAGCAAATGCAATAGTTAAATCTGTTCTTGTTCTTGTAGAACTAAAACCTAAAGCCATTCTTGCAGAAGCCGTATATCCCGTCAAATCTAACGCATTTCCATCGTTATCCTTTACGGTTACGGTTGAACTGAAAGTTGCTCCTTGATCTATATTATAGTTAGCTGTAGCTGCCATAGTAGTATTTATACGCATAAATAATACTATTATACTAAAAGACTTGGAAAATATGAGCGTAGATACACAATGGAGATATAGGAATAAGATAAGTCCTAATACAACTTATAAGGATGCGTTAGATTTCTTTGATAGTTTTTATACAGGTGAACTTGATCCTAATGATGTAAAAGCACATAAAGATAATGACGCTAAATACATTGAAGATCAGGACACATACTTACTTGAAGATAGAAAAACGGTTATCAAGTTAAGAAGATTTAAAAGTATTGTAGATTACGATAACTGGAAAAATGAAAGATTGACACTTCCTAGAGTAGATTTTAATGTATCTGAGGAAGAGGGTATGGACCAAGCCTTTTTACAAATAGATTTAGGTCCTGAAGCTGTAGGCAATACTATTCCTCCTATGGATTGGCAATTGTGGGACAAGTCGGACAGAAATACAAACCGAATACAAAAAGAAGAGGAGTTTAAGTAATGACAATAAACGAGAGTACAGGCAGAGCGTGGAAATGGCTTAAGAAATATAAACTTACTAATTCAGACGCAAGTTTGACATTTGAATCTGTTGAAGATTTTTTTAATAAAACAACTTCAGCACATGTTGACGTAAAGAACGTATCTTTACATACTAACCTAGATGACAAATGGAAAGTTTTAAAAGATGGTGAGTTAGCAGAGGATGGTAAGTCAGTTACAATTACAAGAGAATTTATAGACGAAGATACATACAATAGTTGGAAAGCAGAAAAAGACGCTTTACCATCTATTGATGAAGGCGTAGTTGAGGAAGAAATTGAAACTATTGATAAAAGAAATATAAGAACTGAAGTAGAAGGTCAATAGTCTTCATATATATTATGAATGAAAATAATTATATTATCACATAAAAGAAGCCTCAACAAGTCCGAAGGTCTCATCACAGCAAATTTAAATAACCACATCACATTAGTTTGTGATGTGGTGCCTAATAAGTCAGGCGATCGCTACAAACCTTTCATAGAACACATAGATGATTTAGTTGTATCAAAGAAGTTTGATATAATAGAAATTACACAAAAAGTTTTATCTTGTGATAAAATATATTGTGTATCTGAAAATTTATTTCCTGTACAAGCACAATTAGAAAGTTACTACGGCATACAGAATATATCTGCCTTTGCAGCTGAAGTCTTTGCAAATAAACAAAAGATGGATGATTTTTGTAGAACAATAGGTCTAGGTCATAATGTACCTAAAAGTGTTACACCTACCTTTCATACTCAATTAGATATATTTGATGGCGATGAATTTTTTACAAAACCTGATATAGGTACAGGCAGTAACTCTTTCTATCCTAAATCTGAACAAAATGTACCTACTATAGAATATAGAAGATGGAATAATAAACATCATTTTTTAGATCATCTAACTAAACTAGAACACAATAATAAATTTTTTGAGATAAACAAAAAAGGTATACAAAATGAAAATTTTAATAATGTACCTTGTAAAATTATGGCACAAGAATATTATTGGTCTGAAGAACCATCTATATCGCCATATGGTTATGTTAAGAATGGTAAAGTAGATTGTTTGTTCTATGTTAGAAATGCAAAAGTTAAATACGGCGATATACTAGACTTTAATAAAAATCCTATAGATCAACACTCAATCAGTAAGAAAAGTGATATTGCAAAAGATATGGCTGTATGGTCTATACCTGTTAGTCAAGTAGATGAAGAACAACATAAAATAATGTGTGGTTTTGTACAGACTATTGTTGACAAATTAAAAGTAAAAGAAATGTACTTTGCAGGACCTGACTTTCATATATCAGGTAATAAATTAATTGCAATAGATTTTAACACACGTATAGGTCAGTTTATTAATATATTAGATAAGTTACCTGGCAATAATATATTTAACAATATAGGTAA